AAGCTGAATGTCAGCTCCGTGGTGAGTTCGTCCAGTCTGCCCTCAGCCACTACAACACACTCGGTCTCTTCAGAGATTGGCGTTTTGCTCCACATAACCGTGTAGTCTCCCTTCAGTGGAAAGGCGCCGCTCACCAGCGTCAGCGTTGCTTCAGTGCCAACTCTCCCTGAGTTTTCCGACTCCCCGATAACTTCGGGGCAGGCACCGCCCACTCAGCCGTCAGCATTGACCGGCGTTGGTACCAGTACCAGCGCCAGTACCAGAACCAGGGCAAGATAAATTATTAACCTCATGCTTAAATTTGTACTCCTTTTGGCCGTGTTTTGTCAAACCAAAGCTATTTTTTTAAGGTTGCCCCCAACGTGTCGTTGCGAGGCACGGGAGTGCTGTGGCAATCTCGGTAGGGCTGCGGCGGAGTGCGTCACCCCCCCCTTTGCCCCTCTCCGCCGAGATTGCTTCGTCGCTTACGCTCCTTGCACTATATGGCTGTTTTAAGAACCCTCCCTTGACTTACCTGGCCTCAGCACCCGTCGCTGACCAACCGATAATTATGCCCTGAGCTGAGATTATTTGTCAAGTTCTGGAAAGCGACAACTTTTCCTTGCGGCACTAGAACATGTGTGCTAGGATGACTGTATCATGGTTGGTGGTGCGCTGGACTTATTGCCGGAGGGGGTTGATTGGCGGGATAGGGGGTGTGAGCTTTTTCCTTCGTGTCTTAGTTGTCCGTTGCCAAGGTGTATTGAGGAGGAGTCGAGGGGTAAACAGAGATTGAAAGTGTTGGCCCGGGCCAGGCGGATGGCTGAACTCAGGCGGGATGGCAAAAGCGTCAAGGAGATAGCTTTGGCTTTTGGGGTGAGTAAAAGGACGGTGCAGCGAGGGCTATACACCCAGAAAAGCCACGGGAGGCCTCAGGGATGATTAAGGAATTCAACCCCCAGTCTCTAGCCCAGCTAGACAAATCACGCTTCAGCGACTACAAAGCTAACCTGGACTTCTATAACGGCACGCAGTGGGCGGAGACAAGCAAGAACCGCCAGCTGGTATTTAACTATGCCAGGATCGCCGTTGACAAGCTCTCCAGCTATTTAATGCAGGGCTTAAACTTCGCCTGCGACCCCATCGAGGAAACCGACCAGGCTAAGGCAACCGCTCAGAGAGCCGAGCAGGTACTCTACCAGGCATATCACGCCAACAGCCTTGAGGAGCTGGACTATGAGACCGAGGTAGACGCTGCCATCCGGGGGGACGCCTGCTATAAGGTTACCTGGGACACGGTAGAGAAGCGCATCCGCATCACATCGCCCAACGTCAACGGCCTCTATGCCTGGTGGGTAGGAGACGACCCGTCAAAGGTGTGGCGAGTGGCTTCGCGCTACACGCTTACCCAGGACGAAATCGAATTGCTTTATAACCGAGCTATCGACAAAAAGACCGCCGACATAACCGAGGTCTGGACAGATAAGACATTCCAGCTATTTTTAGATAACGACCCCATCGAAACCAAGCCCAACCCCTACAAGTTTATCCCCTTCGTTATCTTCCCCAACTTGCGGCAGCCCAAGCACTTCTGGGGAGAGTCGGATATCCCATCGATAAAGGTAGCGCAGAGGGAGCTTAACCGCGCCCTTACGCAGCTATCACGCATCCTTGAGGTCTCAGGCAACCCTATTGCCGTGCTCGAGGGCGTAGAGTCCTCAGAGGACATTAAGGTACAGCCTGGCGCCGTGTGGACGCTGCCGGAGGAAGCCAAGGCTTATCTACTGGATTTACTGCAGGGCGGCGGCATCCGGCTGCACATCGACTATATCGATATGATTTACCGTTGCCTCCATGACATATCGGAAGCCCCCAGGGCTGCCTACGGCGGCATCGAGAGGGAGCTGTCAGGCGTAGCTCTTGAAGTGGAGCTCCAGTCCTTACTCCAGAAGGTCAGGCGTAAGCGGACGATACGGACCGCAGCCTACATGAAGCGAAACGTTATGGTCCTTAAACTTCACCAGCAGTTCAACCGCGAGGACTTGACGCAGGTAGCCCACCGCATTATCTGGGGAGCGGTACTGCCTCAGGACAGAGCCAGGGAAGCTCAGAATGAGCAGCTGCTAGTCCAGTCAGGCGTCCACTCCAGGAGGACGGCCATGGACGAGCTGAGCATCAGGGACCCCGAGGCGGAGTTCGAGAAGTGGTTGGAGGAGAGGCGCCGCATCCTGGAAATGAACCAAGAATATAAATCGAAGTCTACTCGTGGCGGTGAGAGAGAGAGAAATGTCGCCGCAGAGATGGAGATACCCGAATAATTATCAAAAGAGAAGGAGTAAACACATTGGCAGATGAAAACACAAACAACCAGATCACCCAGGAGCAGTACGACCAGCTCAAAGTCGAGCTCGAAGCCCAGGTCGAGGCCGAGAAGGCCAGGGCTAAGGAAGCCGTGGCGCAAGCTACTCAGCCCCTTCAAGGGCGCATCACGGAGCTTGAGGGCAGCCTTCAGTCGAAAGACGAAGAAATAACCACCCTCAAGACCGAAGGCGAAACCAAGGACGGCAGCTTAACGCAGCTCCAGGCTTCGCTTGACGGAGCCGTGGGCGAGTATAAGAGCCTGGTAGTCAGCTCCAACCCCATGTTCAGCGAGGAGCTGGTCCAGGGGAGCACCATCGACGAGGTCAAGGCTTCGGTCGAGAGAGCTAATGCGGTGGTGGGGAAGGTTAAGGCTAGCCTTGAGAGCCAGGCTAACTTGACCACCATACCGGCAGGAGCTCCGGCAGCGACACCCGTTGACCTGTCTACCCTGTCGAGCAGGGAGAAAATAACCAGGGGCTTGGGAGAAGCCCGGAAGGAGAAATAACCTATTATGGCCACAACTTTAACCGAAGCATCAAAACTCAGTAATGACGCCTTGCTGATAGGGGTTATCGAGACCATCATCAAGGATAGCCCGCTGCTCCAGAAAATGCCGTTCATCGAGATTGTGGGCAATGCCCTGACCTATAACAGGGAGAAGGCTTTGCCGTCCGCTGAATGGCATGCCGTCAATGACGACTGGACGACTTCACCGGCAATAACCTTTGACCAGCCCACGGCTACCCTGTCTATCCTGGGGCAGAACGCCGATGTAGACGACTACATCAAACAGACCCGCTCCAATATCCAGGACGTCGAAGGAGCCATCATCGAGCTAACGGCTAAGGCCGTCAGGCATGAGCTCGAGGACAAGTTCATCTACGGCCACCACACCGACTACCCCAACCAGTTCAACGGCTTGATCGAGCTAATCGATACCGGCACAGCCTCAGACCAGGTAATTGCCATGGCAGCCACTGGCGCCACGCTAACCCTGGCCAAGATAGACGAGCTCATCGATGCCGTCAAAGGTGGCAAGCCCGACTTGCTGATGATGAGCAGGAGAAGCCGGCGGAAGATTAACGCCCTGGCCAGGGCAGCCGGCTCCAACCTCGAAGTAGGCACCGGGGCGCTTGGTGAGTTCGTTCAGCTCTACAATGGCATAATCATTGCCATAAACGACTTTATGAAGGATACCCACCAGCTGGCAGCCTCTCCCTATGACTACGAGGACAGCCTCACCGCCGGCTCCTGCGCCAGCATCTATGCCCTCCAGTTCGGGGAAGGCGGCATCTGTGGCTTAACCAGCCCGGGCGGATTACAGGTCGAACCTATCGGCGCAATGGAAACCAAGAACGCCGATAGAACACGGGTAAAGTGGTACGTCTCTTTGGCTGATTTCAGCCTGGTCAAGAGAGCCGCTTTAATCGGCATCAAGAACGACTAAACTACTTATAAGGACACCTTATAAGGAAGGAGATTGAACAATGTCACTTAGTGACCCAGGAAAAGGCAGAAACATCATAAACTCGAACGTCGGTCCGGAAGCCCCCACGGTGACGCTGGCCGAGGCTTGCAGCCGTGGGGACGTTCTGGGCTATAGCTCAGGCTGGAAGCTGGCCCTGGCCACCGTAGGCACGGCCATTCAAGGCCGGCTGGTTGCCCTGGCTGATGGTGCTATTGGGGACGTGATACCCGTATCGCCGAACCCCGTTGTCAACGGCTACTCAGGCGCTACCCCAGGCGGTTATGTCTATGTAGCTGAGAGCACGGATAGCGGCCAGATCACGCAGACCGCACCGAGCGACTCTGGCGATTGCGATACCATCATCGGCATTGCCCTATCGGCGACCGAGGTGGCTTTCTTCTTGAACGCCAGAGTCGACAGCCTATCTAGCGGATAAGGAACGCTTGCCGGGGGTTTCATGTCCCCCGACAGGTACCTCCTTAAAGCGGGGGGAGAGGGCTTCAGCCTCCTTCTCCCCCCCAATGACAGAAAGACAGACTGAAAGGACAGGACAATGGACTTAGCGACAATGAGAGGTTTGGTCAGGCGGGACCTCAAAGACGAGGATTCCGATAACTACCGGTGGGTTAATGACGAAATCGATAGAGCCATCCAGAGAGCCGTTGACGACCTATCCCGTTATGTACCCGCGGAGGAGAAGGCGACCATTGCCACCACGGACGCATCGCGGGAGATTGACATTTCCTCATTGACCGGTAGAGTCTCAGTCGATAAGGTTGAGTTCCCCGTCGACCAGCACCCTATGGAGCTTCAGCGCTTCACCGTTTACCAGGACACCTTGACATTGATAGGCGATTACCAGGGAGACGGAGAAGATTGCTACATCTACTGGAGCAAGGTCCACACCCTGGACGGAGACGCTTCGACTATCCCAGCCTATCTTGAAGACCTGGTTGCCCTGGGAGCGACGGCTTATGCCGCGTTAGCTCAGAGCCAGTACCATTCCGATAGAGCCAACACCGGCGGGAGTGATGTCGACCGCGACTATACCTACTGGGGCAGAGATAGGCTACTGGAGTTCAACAAGAAGCTCAAAGCCTATAGCCGAAACCGCAAGCTCAAAACAGGCAGGTTCTATGTTTAGCTGTCAGCCGTCAGCTGTCAGCCGCGGAGGAGAAAATGACAAATACCAAAGTCAAGGAAGAACAAGCAAAGACCAGGGAAGGCTTGCCCTGGCAGGGGTTCGCTATCGTGGGCGATAAGGGCGACCCCGACACCTGGAAGCTGCCACACCACAACTCGACCATCTTCAGAGCCATCAAGGGGAAGATAGGCTTTGAGAGGACAGTTGATTGGGACAGGATGCCGGCAGCCGTGGCAGCGTTATCACGGGGAGGCTACCGGGGCCAGAGAGTCGAGGCATCCGAGGGAGACATCATTTCGGCAGCTCGACATCTTGCCAGGCACTATCAAAAAGCCGACAAGCCCACCCCTGATACTCTGGCGGTGCTTGTCTAGGGGGGATTGTATTCACAATGACCTTTCAAGCCCTTTCCCGAGGCTCTCAGAGCTTCGTAGATAGAGGGGAAAAATAAAAATGTAGTGCAGGGCTTTAGCCCTGCCGAAGGAGGAAAAAATCAATGACAATAGACGGTAAAAAGAAATGGACAGCGGCTTTAATCGCCATCGCCGCCACGGTGGTGGCTCAGTTCGCCCCGGAGCAGGGGGATACCATCATGGGAGCGGTACAGAGCATGGCCCCGCTTTTGGTGGGTGGCATCTACATCATCGCTCAGTGGGCGCATGATGAGAAGAAGGAGCAGGTCAAGATTGAGGCAGAGAAGACCAGGCAGGTAGCCACGGGCAATGCGGTCCTCGAGCTCCAGGAAGACGTCTTCCCCCTGGTTGAGGAGGCTTATTTCGAGCCGTTTGACCTTGAGTCCTTTGACAAGAAGCTGGAAGCCCGAGCAGCCAATACTTACCTGGAGGTCAATCCGATAACTGTTTTCTTCGCAGCTCAGGATAAAGGCAAGGCAACCAAATGCCGGCACATAGACCAGTCGTTATCTTACTGGGACTTCCTGGTCGACAAGTCGATGAAAGCCTTTGAGCACATGTTTGGCTTCAGGTATGACGAAGCCGACAAGCACCTGGCGGATGATAAGACTTGCCCCTATTACTCCGTTGACAACATGGCCAGGCAGAAAGGCATCCACTTCTGGAATATGTTGCGGACCGTCAGGCGGGTTATCAAGAAACAGCTTGAGCTAGAGGAGCTAGCCGAGACCGATATCCCATGGCAGAGCAAACTAGCACCCAGCGACCAAACACTTTTTGGCCTGGGGAACCTGGCTTATGAGCTGCTAAAATACAATGCCTAACACAGTATATTGTGGTCAACATTTTATGATCCGTGAAACTTATCCACTACATGTAGCGCAGGGCTTTAGCCCTGCCAAAGGAACATGAGGGACCTATCATCGACGTTGGAAGCAGAACAGAAGAAGCCTACGCGAAAGCCGGTAGTCAAGGTTGAAGTGCAGGCATACGGCCACCCCGCCAAGGCGACCTCTATTCAGTGGCAGCTATTCGGCTGGCAGAAGATGGGCGGCGACAGCTCTACCCCCGACTTCCACGGCGTGGCCATCCCATCTGATGGTTCGTTAAACCGCATCAAACTTGATAACACCACGCTTAAAAGCCAGCGAGTTACCAGCCCGGGACCCGGGTCCAGTTATTCAAGCTGGAGCACCCGGGGCGGAGTGCCAGCCGACTCTCATGTTGCCATCGCAGCCCACGGAACAAACTTAATCATCGCTTGCTGCAGCGCCGCTACCCTGTGGCGTTTCGAGTCAGCCGACAGCGGTGCTAGCTGGGGAGCAGCTGCACAGATGGCCAATGCCCGCCCCTGTGAGCGAGGCTGCGCCGTAGCCTATAAATCCAATGGGGACTGTATCATCGTCCACGCCTCAGATGTAAACGACCCCAAGAGCCTCTATCTCCAGAAAAGGACAGGCGGAAGCTGGAGCACCGGCTTTGGCCAGCGCTCCGGAGACTGGGAGATAGAAGGCCTGGCAGCTTACCATGACGGAGACTGGAACATCATCGCCCTGGTGCTGGACGGCAGCTATCTCTCAATAGTAAAGATGATTTACGGAGACGGGGATAAGGTTGCCGCCGGCACCTGGGGCACGGATGAAAAGATAGGCCTGGGGAGAGCCAGAATTGACGTAGAATCGCAGATGATTTTACGACAGTTTCACAGCCAATTTCGTTACGGTGGGCTTGCCCGGGCTACCCCCACCTGGTGGGAGAAGCACCAGGCCGTACTGGAAACCTTAGCCGGGGACGACTCAGGCCTTGCAGGGGTATCATTATGTAAACCCTCAGGCTACGGAGCTCTCTTGTCGGCAGCCCGCTCCAACACCCCCTGGGTTTTCAAGCTCAGTGGTGATTTCATTGACGCTAACTGGAATAAGGCGTCGACCATCCCGACCGCAGCCGGTTATGGCCTGGCTTTAGCTCAGGATGGCACGTACTTGTGGGCGACGCAGCCTAACGAGGTCTGGAGAACAGCGTTACCCAGCTCCTGGACACCCCCCGCCGCGGGAAGTGGCGCCGGTGGCAAAATTACCATTCCCGTTACCAATATCCTTCGCATCTCCGAGGCCATAAGGCCGGAGCAGCCATCGAGCCTCGAAGTCGAGCTCAACAACTCAAAAGGCACGTATGACAGCCCGGGAGAAGGAGACCTTGCGGTCCTCAAAAGAGGCAGCCGGGTCAACCTTCACATCGGCTACAGGACGTCCGCAGATGAGACCGAGGAGCTATCCAGGTATTTTATAGAATCCATAGACTACAACCGGGCCCCCAACAAGGCCAGCTTAACGCTGAATTGCATCGATGCCTGGGGACTACTGGAAAGGTACTCATTCAACAAGCCCGTGGAGTTCAACACTGAAACAGACGACTTTACCGTTTACGAGCTGGTAGACAAGGTAATGGACGCTGTAGGCGGTTCGCTGGGCTATAAGTCGAGAAGCACCCTGATTACCAGCCTCTACCCCCAGCTCAATATACATGCCGGGGAAAGCGGTGCCAGCGTCCTTACCAGGCTCTTGGCCCTGGTGACCGATGTAATCTTCTTCTTTGGCCTGGCAGGTTACATAATATACCCCCAGGCTTCAGACGCAGCAGTCTATACATATAAATTCCCCTAAAACATGTAGCGCAGGGCTTTAGCCCTGCCAAGGAGGAAATCATGGCAGCAACAGTCGCAGTAAAAGAAGCCAACGGAGCCGGTCCGACCTGGACAACTAAAACGGCAGTCAGGTTTTGCACGGCCGATGCCCACGACCCGGGGACAGACAACCCCATCCCTATACCCGATGCCGACAACAACTATTCCTACTGGAAGTCCCTCGCCTTAGACCTTAGCGGAACGTTCACCAAGATAAACAACGTAAGGTTTTACTCCGATGGCACTATCGGTTGGAGTTGCGGTACTGGTGGCGGTTTGTTTGTTGGCCAGCGTGATGCCGGAGACCATGGTTGCCCCGATGTTAGTTATGAGCAGGCAGCCGGTACAGAAGGCACGACAGGCTACGAGATAAAGGATAACACCAACGGCCACGACTACTACAAAGGCCAGACGGCAGCCGTTAAAGATGTAGCCACGTGCACGTCAGGGTCACCCATCACAGTTGACAGCGGAGACCATACTTCAGCCGAAAGGACGAAGCACGTAGTCCTGCAGGTAAAGGTAGCCACCGACGCCACCCAGGGAGAGCAGACCGACGAAACTTTGACCTTCAAGTACGATGAAATCTAGTCACCCATCACCCATTACCCGTGATGCGTGAGCGGTGATAGGTGACATAAGTAAACTTAGGTGACATAAGTAAACTTAGGTGACATGAATAAACCGAGATTGCATCTATTCTGGATAGCCGAGTACCAGGACGGCACAGCCTTGCCCCAGTTCGACCCCGACACTGGGGACGAGCACCTGTTTTCTGAGGTTGACCATGCCAGGCTCAAACGCTTTGGATGGTATAGCTTCCCGTACGAAATGACTGAAAAGATACCCGAGGCCGTCTTTAACCTTGCCCTCGACCACTACGCAGTAGAAATCCCCCAGGGAGAGAAGTTGACCGCTTTTCGTACCACCACCCTGAACATCACCCTGGACGGCCAGCCCAGGAAGCACGAAGCCGGCGAGTACGTCTTAGGCTTAGAAGGCAGCCCTTTAATGCACATCTTCACGGATGGGAAAGTGGAGCTTAAATGGAGTTAGCTAAGGATAGGGCTCAGTCTATAACTGGGCTGAGCCTTATCGTACATATCTGGAGTATGCGTAATGGATAAAGGGTTTTTTGAGCGAGCTCAGATGTTCACTAGGGACTTAACTGCCGAGGAAGAAGCAAAGGTACTAGATAAAGAGATACCACCTATCCGTAGATTTGTGGATTCAACTCCACCTATGCCTCAACAAGAGTATGAAGACCTTAAAGCTAGAGTATTAGCCACTAGGCAGGTTATAGAAGATTACAGGCAAAAACATCAGAGGGCGCATCAAGACGGCAGTTGGAGTGACAAACTCTCTGAGCAGTTGATTGCCAGTTTGAATAAAGGTTATTTGGACAATGGGTTTGAGAATGAGGAAGATTTCTATGCAGAGAACAAACGCCTATGCTTTGAGGAGATTCAGAGGTGTTTCCAAGTATTTGGAACTTGTGATGGCTGCTTAGAGAGGACACTTGGCTGCTGTCTGAATATGCCTACCTCTAGCAA